CGCCCTTTGCATTTCTCACGCAAACGACGTTGTTCCAAACGAGCGCATGGTGGAGACAAGCGGGGGCTTGCTGTTGTCATTCTCGATTGGCGCAACTGCGGGGCCGATCACGGCATCACTGTTTATGCGCGATGACCAACCGGGTGGCCTCTTTATCTTTATTGGCGCAATTCTATGCCTGTTGGGCTTGTTTGTGATCTATCGGCTACTGACCGAGAAACGCAAAAAACCGCTGAAAAAAGCACCGTATGTCCAAACGTCAGCGGCGTCGCACGCGGTATTTCCGCCTAACGCTGATTAGCCACAACGGCGAGTGCAGCAAACCGCTGAAACCAGCTGGCCGTGTTGCCATCACCAAGGTCGGTTTTGTCCCACATTGCGGGCATCAGCCAAGTTACCCCTCCACCCAGTTCGCTACAATCAATCCCGGCACGCGGTCAACGGCCCGCTCTGCATCGCGCGCCAGATCAAGGCGTTTCGCCAGCTTCACCTGTGGCACCAACAGAAATATCGGCACGGTCGCGACGCCACGCCCGGTCTTTGACTTTGACGCGACACCCAACCCACGGCTGTTTAGTCGCCCTTCAGCCACCAACAAACTCGGGCCCCGCCTGCGATAGATAAACAGCAACTTCAGACCTTGCTTGCGTTCCCATTCACCCGGAGTGATCCGGCCACCACGGGCTGACTTGCCCGCAGCCGCTGTCGGGATCGCCAGCCAAAACCCATTCTTGGACCGGATCAACGGCCCGGTGTCATGCGCGCGGAGGATCACCGGCGCTTGCGACCACACCAAGGCGGCCGCACTTAGGCTGTCACCAGATTTTGGGTAAGTTTGGCTTCTTATCGAGTTTGCAAGCCGCCGCCCAAGCCCGGCACTGGTGATCTGAGCGCGCCAAGCGGTCTTCAGCCCTGTACCCGCCTCGCGCATGGCGGTTGAGACAGCTTTTTCGCCTGCTTTGATCTCGGCGGCCATCGCCGCGATCAGATCAGGCGCAAGATCGAGTTTGATCCTCATGCTGGGGCCGCCTCAATGGTCCAAATCAGCCGGTCGCGGTCGCGCACAGGCTTGCCTTGAATTAGAAACGTCTCATCGCCGATCTGGATTTGCTCTTGCGAGCGGGGATTGGGCAGCTCTCGCACGCGCACATCAAAGCGGAAGGTCTCGGACCAGAGCCTTGCCGCCCCAAACTCCGTGATGCTGTCTGCACTGCGCGTAATGATGCGGAGCTTGGTGAATTGTCCCTCGCAATCACGATACCAAGCTTCCTGGGCAAGGTTTGGGTCCGCAAAAAGCAGATCCAAGGCCATTGCAAATGCGTGCATGTCAAACGGCCTTAAGTCGAACTCGTCAGTCGTATTGCCATGCGCGGCCGCTTGTTGACCGGCAGGATCGAGCTTTCCGTCATCAGATCAATCCAGCGGCCTTTTTCATCGAGATGCTGGCGGGCATAGAGGGGCAGACCGATGGTATTGGCGGCTTCCAGCAGATTGGCCGGCCCGCCATAGGTGGTGAAGGTGTCAAACGTGCCCAAGGGAAAGGCAATCCCGTCCCCCGCTGGGATCAACCGTTCTGCCGTCCCATTCGAGAGGGTGACAGAGCCGTTATATTCCTCAAACAGAACGCCCGCGAAAGGAAACGCGCGGCGCATGTCTTCGCGTAAGGGCTGCCCGCCCGTTGCGGAGAAGAACTTATAGGCTTCTTCGGTTTTGGGATGGCTGATCAGCTTGTCAAAGAACTCAGAGCTGACCAGCGCATGCGCGGTGGTCATGGTCTCGCCCAAAAGGTTGTCCTCAATCGCGCGCAACACAGAGCGGACCTTGCCTTGGATATTGGTGCCCGCAGTACCAAAGACAAAGTCGATGGCGAGTTGCTCAAGGCCAAACTCGGAGAAGTAATTGTAAAGCGTGGTGCCCGCGCCATCTTTCACAATGCCGCGCAGCGCATTCATCTCCATATATTCGCGGGTCTGGGCATGCTTGCGCCGCATCAGCTGCAGCTTGCGGTTCATCACCTCAACCAGCGGGTCGGCTGCGTCCGAGACGCCGAGTGCGGGCTGGCCCTGAATATCCGAGGGCAGGATCACATCATCATGCGGGATCCAAGGCAGCGCGAATGAGCGCATGGAGCGGGCTTCACGATTGCCGACGGTGGCGGGGGCACCGAGGGGGACCGAGGGCAGGAGGCTCAACACGCCTTGATGCTGTTCGATCACGATGGCGCGTTGCGAGACACCCTCAAAGCGAAAGAGGCCGATCTGGCCGAGCCGGGTGTAAAGATTGGGCAGGATATTGATCGCCTGCGTCATCTCGGCGAGCGAATAGCCGCCCGCGTCAAATGGGTTACGGGTGAGGGTCATGGGAAACTCCAAGGGAATGAGGGGTCAGAAGGGATGGACGTGCGGGGCGTGCAACTGGATCAAGCGGTATCGCGTGGAATGATGCCAAGGGCTGCGAGTTGACCGTGCTTGGTCGCGGTTTTGGCGGCATCATCGACGGTGGTGTCAAAGACGAGGGCGGCTTTGGAGACGATGGCGGGGCCGCGCGCGATGATAAGGCCGGTGCCATCAGCGCCAGAGGCATCGACCGGGTAGAGCAGCATGGCGGCAGCTGTCTGCGCGCCATCCGTACCGCCGGAGGTGGCCAGCTTGTATTTACCACTCGCGGTGATGCGGCCCAGCACAGCACCCACGGGATAGGTGGTTCCTGCCAACAGAGTGACGGTCTCGCGGGTATAATTTGGGTTCAGCTCATATTTGAGGATATCGCCTAGGCTGGGCGGTTGGGTCAGGACAGTCATGTCGGGGATCCTTCTGGGGATGGAGGCATAAGCAATCCGCCGCCTGGGAGGGAAGGCGGAGTTTTAACATGGTCGTGGCAGTATGGCGGCTGTGGAACCGCTCAGCGTTTTGCCCCGGAGGCAGCGGCGCGTTTGGCTGCGGCAACAATAGGGCTTTCACTGTTCGAAGAAACCACCGGGGCTGGGGTGATTGCCACCACATCCCGCGCATCGGCTGCGGCCGCCGCGTGCTCCAACACTGAACGGCGCAGCGCCGCAGGCGTGGTGCCCTCCCTCAGGGCTTTTGCTGCATCAATAGTAACGCCAAGCCGTCCCGCTTGCGCTGCAATCTCGGTGATCTCTGCCGCTTCAAGGCGAAGCTGGGCGGAAAGTTCGGCCCGCAGGGATGTCTGAAGGGCGGAGGTGGTGTCAGTCTTTGAAGGTCCCGGTGCCAGCGCAGATGCAGCGGCAGGTGGCACTTCGGGATCTGTGCCGCCATTTGCGGCAATATCACTCTGCGATTGGCTATCTTGAGCTTCATCGGTGACGGGTTCAGTCTGTGGCAAGGTGTCGTTGTGCATGAGAGGATCCTTTCGGGATTGAATTTGGGCCGTGGTGGCCACGCGGGATGGGAGGGTTGCGCGGATCGGAGACAAGCTTTGCCGAAAACTGGCAAACCCACGCGCAAGATCGATGACTTCGTCGGCAAGACCCGCCGTCACAGCCTCGGTCCCGCGAAAGCTGGCGGCCTCGGTGGCGAGTGCGGCCTCTTGGCTAAGCCGCGCGCCGCGTCCCGTTGCCACCGTTTCCGCAAAGAGAAACCGCAGCACATCAATTTCGCGCTGAATGTCGTCTTGGATATCAGCGGGCAGGGGCGTGTAGGGATTGGCATCGACCTTGTGCGATCCTGCGTGGATCAGCGTGACGCGCACCCCGTCTTGATCCAGCTGCCCGCTGAGATCGGCGTGCATCACCACGACCCCGATGCTGCCCACCGCCCCGGTGCGGGGCAGCAAGATGCGGTCGGCTTGGCTGGCCAGCGCATAACCGGCCGAGAAGGCGTGTTCTGCCACAAAAGCCCAGACCGGTTTGCTGGCGCGAACCGCACGAATACGATCTGCGAGGTCAAAAACACCCGCAACCTCGCCGCCAAAGCTGTCAATTTCCAATGCAAGCCCGCGCACGGACGGGTCGCTTGCTGCCGCCTCGATCTGGGCAGCGATCCCCTCATAGCTGGTCTGGCCCGAGGACTGTCCGATCCAGCCCCCACGATGGATTAGCACGCCAGAAATTTCAATCACAGCGATGCCATCCACCACCGCGTAGGGGGCCTCACCATGCTGGCGGTAATCGTCCAGCATCACACCTGCCAAAATGCTGGCACGCGCTGTTGGCGGATGGGCGCTTTGCAACGCGAGGCCCTGATAAGTTGTCTCAACCTGCCGCCCAAGGATACGTGGCCCAAGGCCGGAGAGAAACGCCATGGCTTTGGATGGCTCAACCAGCAGCGGCGTGTTGAAGGCGCGCGCGGCAATGCGGGCATGCAGCATCAGGTCTGGTCCTCAGGCTTGCGCGAAGGGTCTTGCGCGTCATCGGTTTCATCTGTTGGATCGCTGTCGTCGTTTTCGTCTCCATTTTCATCCGGGCCCGGCAAAGCCTGCACACCTTGCGCGGGCGATCCGGGGCGGCGGAAGTCGAGGCCGAGCAATCGCTCGCGGCTGCGTTCGGCGGCGATTTCGCGGTCGACCTGTTCTGCGTCATAGCCGCGCTCGGCAATGGCTTGCGTGCGGGATTTGAGCCCCGCCTCGATCTGGGCGATTTCGGCATTGGCGTCCTTCAAAGGATCGACCCAGTCCCATTTGGTCGGCAGCCAGTTGGCCGCAAGGAACTGCGACCGGTTGGCCTCATAGCCGGGCAGAACCAATGCGCCCGATAGCACGGCAGCGTCCATCCAGCGCGCATAGACAGGACGGCAAAGTTGAAAGACCATCACCGAGTGCTGCCAGGCCGAAACGCGACGCCGAAATTCGATAAGTGCAAGTCGCGAGTTCGAAAAGTTGCCTTTCACCATGTCATTGGTCAGATAAGGATAAGGAATGCCCAGCGCTGAGGCGACCTGTAGCAGCGTGCGGTATTGGAACGGCTCATAGGTCGCCCCTGAATCCGCAGGCTGGCCCACGGTCACATCCTCGCCCGGATCCAGCCGCACGACCTGGCCGGGGCTGATCTCAAAGCCGCCCAGCAAATCGTCATCCTCGGACGGCAGCAGGGGGTTTTCCGGGGCAGGGGAAGTGACAAACATCGCATACATTGCCGCCACCTTTTTGCGGTCCAGCTCGGCATCGTCGTATTGATCAAGCAAAAACAGCTTCACGACGGCGGGTGCCAGCTTTGAAACCCCGCGCAGTTGACCCGCTTCAACGGGGTCGATCACATGGATGACCTCAGAGGCGGGCACGCGTACAATCTCCCCTGCCAACCCCGGATCGGTGCTGTCGCCGGGGTGCCGCCGAAGGAAGTGATAGGCCACACGGCGTCCGACCCGGTCGAACTCAATCCCCTGACGGATAGCATTACCGTTACCAGCCATTCCCGTTTGGTGCAGCGGCAACATCTCGGCTGGCAGCATCTGAAGCTGCAAGGGCACCGACAATCCGTCACCTGCACGTCTAGGGCGAATCCGAAAGAAAACCTCACCGGCCAGAAACACTTCGCGCGCGGCTCGCCGCTGCAGCCCGTAGAAATCTGTCAGACCTTCGCTGTCTGCTTCATCTGTCCAAGCCAGCCAAAGGCGTTGCAGCTCTTCCTTGCGCGCCGCGTCTGCAATTTGCGAGATCGGTTTGATCCCGTCGCCCACAGTATTGGCAGCCCAGCTTTCAACAGCATTGGCCGCGTAGCCATTGTTGCGCACCAACCAGCGGGCGCGGGCGGTGATATCAGGCCCAGACGCCGCTATCAGCGCATTCACATGCGCGCGCGTCGCCTGAAACCCACGTAGACGGCGATGGTGCTGGCCAGCATCAAAGCCACCGACAAAGGCGCCGAGGCGCTGCCGCCAGTTCATCACAGGTCCTTTACGGCATGGGGGCGAGAGATCCGCCCGGCGCCGCGCTCGGCCTTTACGATGCGCCGTTCGATGTCGAAGATGGCGGCCGCTAATTCAGCATCCGTGCCATAGGTCAGGGTCTTGCCATCATAGCTCACAGAGCGTGTGCCGCTATACCGCGCTGCCAGCAGCGCGCTGTGGCGGGATTTGAGATCATCGAGGGTCATTGCGTACTCGCTATTCCATGTATTTGGGCGTGCTTACCCGCCAGCCCCGCTTGCGCGGAGCGGCGATCCGCCCGGCTTGAGGCTCGGACGGTGTGTCAGTGTCGGCTTTGGTGGCAGCCGTGAGGGTCTCTACCCCCGCTTGTTTTTCGAGTTGCCGCCACATCCGTTCATCGAAGCGGTCGGCCCCGAGGATCCAGGCGGCCGCGCGGGCATAGACCCGGGTGTCCAGCGCCTCGTTACGCTCGCGCATCTTTTGCCATTCCTGGCGCGCGTAGCCCCGCTTGTTGCGGATTGTGACGAGCTGCTCGGCCACCAGCTGCTTTAGCCATTCACTGTCAGCCCAGTCCGGCAGGTGTATCGTGCCCGCTGGATTTGACACGCCACTGGCGCGGTCTTCATCGCTCGGCCGCTCCAGCCGGAGATAGCGATAGGTCTCCGCCTTGAAGGTCGCCGTGGCCACTGTCCAGAGACGCGCGCCCCGCTTGAGCTTTCGTCCGTTTACTGTCGCATCAACGAAGGTCGGCCCTGAGACTGGCGTTGTGCGGTTGAAGCCTTCCATGCCTTTGACGGGGGCCACCTGTGCGATGCCTTGGGTGCGGGCCCAAGCGTAGACGGCTGCCGTTTCATACCCTGTGTCTATGGCCAACTTCGCCAGTGGCATGACTGCGCCGTGTTCATGAACCCATGTCTGGCCAAGAAGGGCCGTCAGCTTGTGCCAGCAGGCAGGATCATCCGGCCCGCCAGAGATCACGACGTGATCGACAAGCCAACTTTCTAGGCCACGGCCCCAGGCCCAGACATCAACCTCGATGCGGTCCTTCTGCACGTCCGCCCCTGCGGTCAGGAACAGGCCGCGTGCAGGGATTTGTGCCACGAACGTCTCGCGGCGATCAGCAAGGCGCTGCCATTCTGGCGCATCACCAGACTCGACCCATGTCTCGCCCAGCAGGGTGTTGCGCGCGGCGCGAAGCATCTCTTCCGAGCCTTGGGCCGCTAGCCATTCGCGCGCGATCTGCTGCCAGCTCTTCCAGCCCAAAGGCGAATAGAGCGCGGAGATATGGAAGCCGATGGAGTGCGGATCAGCCGACACAGCCGTCGCGCGCCATTCGCCTCGCTCCAACATCTGCGTCTTGTGGTGCTCGGCGATGGGCTTCTCACAACCCTCGCAATGATAGGCGGCGGTGTCGGGGCGTCCCTTGTCCCAGCGCAGGCGTTCAAACTGCAGCCACTGCATCGCGCCGCAATGCGGGCAGGGCACGAAATACCTGCGCTGGTCTGATGCCTCGTATTCCCGCTCGATCCGGCTGATGCCCCGGATTGTCGGGGTCGAGACCATGAACACCTTGCGCCGGTGCGAGAAGGTCGTGGTCCGGGCTTCGGCCAGCGTGACCGGATCGCCTTCCTCATCGGCAGAGGCTGGATAGGCGTCAACCTCGTCCAGAAAGATATAGCGCGCGGGCATCGACCGCAGGCCGGTGGCAGAGTTGGCCCCGGTCAGCACCAGAATACCACCTTGGAATTCCTTCGACAGCATCGAGTTTCCCGCGTCGCGTGACCGGGCCGGATTGACCAGCGCACGCAGCACCGGGCTTTCCGAGATCAAGGGGTCCAATCGCCCGCGCGAGGTGCGTTTTGCCATCTCCACCGTCGGCAGCACCGCCAGCATCGGGCCCGGCGCGTGGTGGATCACGAAGCCGATCCAGTTGTTGCCAGCCTCCGTCGCGCCAACCTGCGCTGCTTTCATGAACGAGATGCGCTGCGCCGGGTGGCGCGGCGACAGGGCATCCATGATTTCGCGCAAATAGGGCGCTCGCGCGGTGCGATATCGCCCCGGTTCAGCCGCGCCGCGCGACGAAAGCCAACGATGCGCATCCGCCCATTCCGACACCGTCAGGTCCGGATCGGGCCGCATGCCTTTGCGCCAGCTGCGCAAGATGTCTTCGGCCCCGTCAAACCCAAGGTCGAGATCGTCCGTCAGATCGTCGCTGGTCAGATCATCTTTGTCATCATCCAAGCGAGACCCGGAGATCGGCGAGGGCGTCGAGGTGCTGTCTGACATGGGCTTCCAACACCCTCTGCAGGATCGCGGCCTCGATGATCACCGGCGCGCCGGTTTGCTTTTCCACCTCCGCTGCCACTTCGGCCGCCATCAACGCCGCCACCCTGCTGGGCCACGTCACCCATGTGTCGCGTTCTTGACGCGCCAACCGGAACACCAGCGCTTCGGCGCGGGCGCGGTCGACCAGTGTGCCCTTCTTCTTCTGGATGCCAAGTTGCTTGTCCTGCGCCTGGTAGACGGTCAGCGCCGTGCGGGCCTTCAGGTATGATGAGCTGTCGGCGGGGCCGCTGAAGCTGCTGTCGCCGCCGCCGGTGCTGCGGCGCTGCTGGTCAGGATCAGTCATATCGGCCCGGCGCACATCAGACGCGGCCCCGTTGATCGATCCGTCGCTGTAGACCACCAAGCGGCTGGCCTTGCGTGCCTTCTGGATCGCCCCGCGCGACAGGCCGGTATGAGCGGAATACTCGCGTTCTGACATACCTTCCATGGCGATTGCATTAACCTCAAGATATTGGAATTAAATGGAAATAACGATCTTATTCAGTTGATTACACTCCGCGATAGAGCGATTCATGGTGCAAGGCAAACGGGTGCATCGCACCCCTTAAATGAGGAACGGAGACCACCATGCGCGCACAGGAAAAGATGGGACACAGCTCGATGAGCGACGGATGGCGGGGCCACACCAGCCCCGCGCAAGAGCGGGTGAACTGGGTGATGGATGAAGTCATGTCGGGGCGGATGAGCCAGACCGACGGAATGGTCGAGATGGCACGCGCCCATGACATGATGCGCGAGGAAGCCTGCGCGCGCACGACCCACCCTGAGCACCGCTGGGAGGAGTGATCATGGCCAAACGCAAAACCACCCCTACACACGAAGACGTCCGCGAGGCCTTGATCCTTGGGATCGCCCAACGCCAGTTCTTCATTGAGACGCTGGAAACCCGGAACCGCGACCGTCTCGACTTCCACGATGTTGCGGTCTGGGCGATCCACGCGGCACTTGAAGAGGCCTTTGAAGCCGGACGCCGCGCTGGCGCTGCTGCAAAACCCCAATCCTGAAAGGATAAGACCATGATCGCCACCACCACCATCCGCATCGACTACGCAACACTGCCCGCACATTTCGACCGCTCGCGCATGAACGCCGTGGCCGAGGCCATCGAGGCCGCGCTGCGCGAGAACGGGATCACTGCCGAAGCCTCGGATGTGTTCTCGCATCTCAAGATCGAGCTGCCCACCACCCAGCTTTCTTCCGCCAGCACGGTGCTGGCTGATCTGCAGCTGATCTGAGGGGAACGACCATGAGCACCCGTGCGCAGATCGCCATTCAGATTGGTCCCGATGCATGGGCCCATGTTTATTGCCATTATGACGGCTACCCCTCTCACATGCTGCCAGCGTTGGCGCGCTGGACGCCCGAAGACATCCTCGCAGCAAAGGAAATCCGCCAAGTTCGCACAGACGCGATCGACTGTTTCGATCCGCCACGCGAACCGCCCATCCTGCAGCGACCGACCTGTGAGCTATGCCACCTTTACGTCTGGCAGGACGGGGTGTGGGTTGAACTCAAGCCCAGTGCTATTCAGCCCGAAAGCCCTCAACCATGACCCTCACCCTCAACTGCCTGCCCGAAGGCGAGACCCTCGATGATGTCGTGCGTCGCAACTGCGCCATCGGCTTCGATCTGCGCTTTTGCCGCAGCGTCGCCGTATCTCAGGACGACCGCGAAACCATTACCTGCGACCCGCCCGAGGCTGAATTTGCCACGCTTTACGCCCTGACCGATCTGGGCGAGGCCATCGCTATCCATGATGTGGAGCTCTCCAACGCAGGGGCGGACGAGGTGGCGGCCGTCGCCCGTGCGCTGTTTGTCGCCATGATCAACGCGCGGCGTGATCCACCCGACGCGGCACAACGGCACGAGGCCGAACAGGCGGCGCTGACCGATCCCCACCAGATATCATGATTGCAAAGCAATGATATTGCTTGGATTTAACTACGACAATCGCTGCACTAGAGCGATGGTTGTCACAGGAAAACGATGCAACTCAGCGAAGGACGACCAAGCCATGACCATCCGCCGCGCCACCGACAATACCAAAGCCATCGACGCCTTCATGACCACCAAGTTCCAGATCGACGCAATGCTGGAACGGCTGCAGGCCCTCAGCGATGACCATTTCAACACCCACCCGGACGAGATCAACTGGGGTGACGTTGGCACCCTGAACCACTACGCCAGCCTGCTGCGCCAGATTGCCGACAGCGCCTTCAAGGAGGGCGAACATGCCGCTTGATCCCGCCCAGCGCCACCAGATTGAACAGGACCCCGTCATGACGAAACTCACCGACACTCAGACCATCATCCTCAGCGCCGGGGCCCAGCGCCCCGACAACCTCGCCATGCCGCTGCCCAAGGGGCTGCACGGTGCGGCAGCGAAGATGGCCGTCACCAAAATGATCGCACATGGCTGGCTGCAAGAGGTCGACGCCAACCTGCGCAGGGGTGAACCGCTCTGGCGCGAGACCGGCGATGGGCATGGCACCACGCTGGTGGTGACGGACGCTGGGCTGCTGGCCATCGGGATCGAACCGGTGGCGGCCAGCACGGTGACCAACTTGCGCAATGCCCAGCCAGCGCCGGACCCGCAGCCGACCGCAGCGGAGATGCCGAAACCGGTCAATATCCGCGCAGGCACCAAGCAGGCCCAGATCATCGCTCTGCTGCAGCGCCCAGAGGGTGCGGCGATCACCGAGATCGTAGCAGAGACTGGCTGGATGGCACATTCAGTTCGTGGCTTGATCTCCGGGGCGCTGAAAAAGAAGCTGGGCCTTCCCATTGCCTCTGAAAAGGTTGAGGGCAGAGGCACCGTGTACAAGCTGGATGCGGCCTGACGCCCTGCTTCACCGCACGGGTCACCCGCGCTGTGAACGAGAGCACCAGCGTTCGAACAAGCGGCGAAGCGTGTAGCTGCGCAGCAATGAGATGCCCACGAAGATCGCGCCGATGGCGAGGTTCTCGCTCAAGCTCGGATGCAGCCCGAACCATGGGAACACCACGATCTGGGTCGCCAGCGCCAGCGCATAACCCACGGCAACATTGGCGACGGCTTCCACAAGAGACATGCATCGGGACTGGATCATTTGGCTCCCTCCGGCGCGTGCAATTCATCGAGGATGCGGTTTGCGATCTGACCCACGTTGACGACGATGCATGGGCTTTCGTTTGGTGAGATCAAGATGTCCCCGATGTTGGCGAGTTGAACAAACTCGCAACGGCTTTCTTTTTTGCACCGATCTTCAAACCCATAGATCAACCAGACCACCCCGGTGCAATCGCCCGGCTGATCGACGCTGGTGCGCAGATATTGCAACAGGTGGTCCTGCACATACCGAAACGCGATTGATGGCCCGAGGCCGATGTTGCGCAAGTCCTGTGCCACGGCAATGGCCACCACGTCTCGCCAGCTATACCAGCGCTCCTTTCCGGGCTCGGGGGTGTGCTCCGGGCAAAAACCGTCGCGTGATATGGCCTGGTTCAGATCACCGCGCGGGATCGGGATCGCCTGCACCAGATCGCCCACTCGCCAGCGCATGTTCATTCCGCCGTTCCTTCCAATTCATCAACGGTCACGCCTTTGCCCTCGCGCCGTGCTACCTTCCCCGTCGCAATCTCCCACCGTCGCACGGCGACATCACAATAGACCGGGTCCAATTCCATCGCGAAGCATCGCCGTCCGCTGCGTTCGGCAGCGACCAACTGGGTGCCAGAGCCGCAGAACGGCTCATAGATCAGGTCGCCGGGGTCTGAGAACGCCGTCAGCACTGCCTCGACCAGTGCAACCGGGAACACGGCCGGGTGCGATCCTGCCGCGCCCAGACCGCCCTTGTGGCGCATGATGCGTAACACGGAGTCCGGTATGCGGTGGCTTTGGATCGTATTGCCGGTTCCGGTTTTAGCATGGACGATGCCGTCGGCCCCGCGCAGACCACCGCCGCCAAGGGTTTCGCCCGCGTGTTTGGACGGGACGGTCTTGTGCGGTTTGCGGGGCGCGCGGTTGAAGTGGAAAATGAACTCGTGCGACGGGGCCAGGCGGCCGTTCCAGTCGCCTGGCAGGCCCGGCCCCTGATCCCAGACATACCAGCCAAAGCGTCGCCAGCCAGAGGTGCGCATCCATTCCACCCATCCTTCCCAATAGGGCTGCCATTCACTGTCGCGGTGCACGAGGCCGAGGTTGACCAGCAGTTGGGCATCGTCGGTGATCGGGGCTGCGGCAAACACGCCTTGCATCAGCGCATCCCAATCGCCAACCTTTTCCTTGGCCGCGCCGTAGTCGCGCTGCTGGGCATACGGTGGCGAGGTGAACATCAGCGTGGCGGTTTCACCCTGCATCAGCTTGGCGACGGCGGCGGCATCAGTCGCATCGCCGCAGCAGAGCCGGTGTTTGCCCAGCGCCCAGATATCGCCCGGGCGGGTGATAGGTTCGGCGGGCGGGTCGGGGATCGTATCGGCCGCATCGTCGGAAATCGTTGGGCGGTCATCGGCGTCTGCCAGCAGGGCGTCCAGTTCATCTTCGGGGATCCCGATCAGGCCGAGGTCGAAATCCTCGGCCAGCAGGGCCTGCAATTCCTGCAAGAGCAGCGCTTCATCCCAGCCGCCCAGCTCGGTTAACTTATTGTCAGCGATGCGATAAGCCCGGCGCTGCGCCTCGGTCAAATGGCTCAGCACGATGACCGGAGCCTCGGTCAGGCCAAGATGGTCGGCGGCCAGGACACGGCCATGACCCGCGATCAACTCGCCGTCCTCGGCCACAAGGCAGGGCACAGTCCAGCCGAACTCGGCCATGCTGGCAGCGATCTTCGCCACCTGAGTGGCATCATGGGTCTTGGCGTTGCGGGCGTAGGGTTTGAGGCGGGCGAGGGGCCAGTGCTCGATCCGGTCGGGCTGCATCATCATTGCGCGGGTCCGGTCAAGGGCGTGTAGACCACCAACGTGGTTGTGCCGGGAAGCCACCAGCTTGGGAAATCCTCCGGCCAAGTGGTTTGCAGACCTTTCAATTCCGCAAACGCAGCGATGTCCTGCCGTTTGGCGGCATCAAAGGTGCCATAGAGATGTGCGGCGACGGCGCATGCCATCCGGTCCTTGCGATAGTAGAACGGATGATCAACCAGTTCCCGTGACCAGGGTTCAGCGTAGTAACCGCGGCCGTCGAACAGACCGCGCCGCGCCAGCACCGCCGCAGTAAAGTCGGACCGGGACAAGGCCCAGCCACGGGTCGCGCCAAACAGCACCGCAAGTCGTTGCTGCACGGTGCGCAGATCCTGTTGCAGGGCGTTCAGGCGCAGGACGGATTTGGTCCCTGCGATCATGGCGCGCTTGTCGGCAATGGCGCTGATCAGGATACTGATCTCCATTGCGCTTGGGCCGGTGATGGTGCCAGGCAATTTGGATTTTGCGTTGTTCATGCCGCCAGCCTCTTGACCTTCAGGTCGGCGAAGGTTTCGCCGGTGTCTGCCAGCACGGCATTGGCGCCGGTGAATTGCTGCCAGCGCTCAACGGCCACATCGACATAAGCCGGGTTCAACTCGATCCCGAAGCAAACGCGCCCGGTGGTTTCCGCCGCGATCAGCGTCGTGCCCGATCCCATGAAGGGTTCATACACCGCCTGACCGGGGTTGGAATTGTTCAGCATCGGGCGGCGCATGCACTCGACCGGCTTCTGGGTGCTGTGGATGGTGGTAGCGTCTTGGTCCTTGTTGGCGATCTTCCAAAGCGTGGTCTGCTTGCGGTCGCCCGCCCAGTGGCCCTTGCCGGTCTTTTTGACGGCATACCAGCAGGGTTCATGTTGCCAGTGGTAATCGCCACGGCTGAAAACGAGACTGTCCTTGGCCCAGATGATCTGCGACCGAACGTTGAAGCCTACCGCCATGAGGCTCTCGGCCACCTCTGCCGCGTGCAGCGCACCGTGCCAGACATAGGCGACATCGCCGGGGAACAGCGCCCAAGCCTCGCGCCAGTCGGCCCGGTCGTCGTTCAGCACAAGGCCGGTGCGCTTGGTCTTCGCCGCGCCCGTCTGGTTGCGCCAGGAGGGATCGTATTCGACTCCATAGGGCGGGTCGGTCACCATCAGCAGGGGGCGAACATCACCGAGCAACCGCCCGACCACATCAGCGGAGGTGCTGTCGCCGCAGATCAACCGGTGTGATCCCAGCTGCCAGAGGTCACCCGCAACCGACACCGGCGTGACCGGCGGTTCGGGAATGTCGTCTTCGCCCTCAACCGGCCCGTCGCCGCCCAGCGCATCTGGATCCCGCAACAGCGCATCCAGATCTTCGTCGGTGATCCCGAGCAGCGACAGGTCGAAATCCTCGGCCAGCAGCCCCGCAATCTCGTCGCGCAGCATCGCCTCGTCCCATTCGCCCAGCTCGGTTAATTTATTGTCGGCGATGCGATAGGCGCGGCGTTCGGCCTCGTCGAGGTGGCTGAGCCGGATCACCGGCACATCCTTCAGCCCCAGCATTGCCGCCGCCAGCACGCGGCCATGCCCGGCAATCAGCTCGCCGTCGTCAGCTACCATGCAGGGCACGGTCCAGCCAAACTTGGCCATGCTGGCCGCGATCTTGGCCACCTGATCGGTGCCGTGGATCTTCGCGTTGCGGGCATAGGGGCGCAGCCGGTCGAGAGGCCAAGTCTCGATCTGGCTCGGTGCGAAGACCAGGTCCATGGGGCGGTTCTCATTTGGGGCAGGGCGGACGTACCAACGCGCGCGGGCAACATGGCCAGCGACAGGATCGGCATCCGCGATGTGGGGAAAACAAAAACGCCCGCGAGGTTTATCCTCCGGGCGCAATTTTTCAATGATCTATAGGTAGGTCAAGGGGGCTAGAAATGTCAAGTGAAAAAATGACGTGGATTCAATGACTTCTTACGGGGTGGCTTCCGCTGGCTGGCTTCCGGCGGGGTGGCTTCCACAAAGTGGATTCCCTGGATTCCGAAAAGAATCCAGCACGCCAAGATCGTGATTCCGCAAGTCTTTGATAATGAGTCGCTTTTTCCAAAATCGGGCGGCAGGTGGATTCCGCCTGGATTCCCCGGTGAAAGTGCCTGTCGCTAGCGAAATGGCGCGCTGCGCCCCCCCGTATACGAATAGGGCCCGGGAGGAACCATGCCAGGGGGGCGTGTCTGTTCCGGCCCAGACCGGACCGTCGTGGACGGCGCAGCGAACGGCAGCAGTGAGCCCATACTACGGGATGCTGCGCGACGCACCAAGGTCGGAGAAGCACAGTCGAAGCGGACTTTGCGAAGTTCTTCGCAACGGTCGTAGTTGACAGTCTGCCTCGTCCAAAGCCTATAATTGAAGAGAGAACATGGCCCGCATAGAGGGTCCAGAATAAAGGCCCGAGCAGGGGTGACAATGATCAATTTAAAACCAACAATTTCAACGATTGAGCATCTTTTGAAAGAAAACACTGAAGCCAGCGTAAGCTATGCCGCACTTGAATGCCGTCTGGCTATCGAGAGAATTTGCTATGAAAGGCTCCGGTTAGCGCACGACCACATTTCTCACGATGATTTGAGGAAATGGCAGCCTAGGGATATCGTGAAGACGCTCATTCAAGAGGTTGATGAACACGCAGCAACAACGCTGACTATTTCGGTCGCCCGTGAAGTGCCGTCGGAAAACACACCGGAAGGGTTCAAGGCGTTGGACTGGAAGCCTCTTGGAACGCAAATTGGGTTTAACCCAAATAAATTTGGGATGCTATGGAACGGACTTGCGAACCTTGCCCTGCATATCGAAATCCCGACTTCGAAAGATGCGACCGTTAAACAATACGGCGACAAGCAAGCGATAGCATCCAAGGTCAAACAGGCTCTTGCGGAAATTAAAAAAATATCCGAAGGCACGTTGATGTCTACTGGCATGGGCGAGGAAGTTTCTTTTGATTGTGTCTGCGGTTCAAAGAACAAGCGGCGACTTGAACTGTTGAAGGACGGGCAGACCATAAATTGCATAAATCCCAATTGTGATGAAAGCTATGACTACGTGCAGTCTGACATGTCCTTCGGGCGCAGAATCTTTGCGATTGTCTGTCGCGCCTGTGAAGCATCCCGCGACATTCCTAAGCGGATGGTTGAGAAACTCAGGACCGATCAACACATTCACTTCGACTGTGACCGATGTAGCGAGACCATTTATGTGTCGTGGCGTCCCATGCAATCGCAGCGAACGGAACCGCCCGGGAAGGCTTGAAGTGATCGACTGTCTATTTATGTCCACTTTGCGCTGATTGCGGCCATTGGAGCGCGTGCAGCGAATTCACCCTTCGTCCGCACTGTGGTCATTCGTGCAGATCGCAGCGAATGACCGCTCACCGCTTACCGCCCATTGCGACGTCGTTATCTGGCTCTCCAAGGTTTCACCTTCGGCATCACCCCTAACACCTCCACCTCCCGCAACATGCCGCCCGCCATCAGCCCATCGCGCACCCAGTCCAGTGCTTGCCACCAATCCTCGTAGCCGCGCCGGGCGGAGGTGATCTGTTCCGGATGCGGCCGCCAGGTTACCGGACAGGCCCGCACTTCGATTGTACGCCATTTGCCACTAACCAGTACTCTTTCGGTGCCGACAACGACGCTGACGGCACGATCGCCGTGGCGGTTGCGCTTCATATCAACCGGCACGCAGCGTGGCACGACGCTAGGCATCCAGTCTGGCGTTGTGCCCGCCCGCGCCATTTCGGCCACGCTGATCGCCATACGGATGCCGCCGAGGCTGTCAGGCATCCCCGCTACTGTGGCGGCGATCACCTCTGCGTCAGCGTGGGTGTAACTGCCCATCTTGTGTTGGCCGCCGTCGACCTTGCAGCCCAGCGCTGCGCGTTGCAGCAGGATGAATTCGAAGCCAAAGCTATAGCCTTCCTCGGCCGCGTCCTTTGGTGGTGGCAGTTCCAGCTGCGCTTGTTCAACCCGAAACGCCCATTCCAGCAACGCTTGCACGCCCAGCGCGCGTTTCACCGTTGCGCCGCCCGCGCGGCCAATCCGTCCCTGCATGCTCATGGCTGCAATCTTTCAAAGAGGGTCATCTGCGCTGGGCCTTCCGGCCCATCCGTCGGCCGCCAGATCCACGGGCCCGAGGCCATGGGCAGCCGCGAGAGTGCGCCATGCATGTGCTGCTGCCAGTGGATGAACTCCGTTGCCGAGCAGGCGCAAAGCGCGTGCCCGATGGGCCAGCCCATCAGCCATCCGACGAAGATCGAATTGAGCCGCCGCCGTGCCCGGGCCTTCAGGATCCGCCGCGAGACGACGCGCCCATGCGAGGCAATCATCGAAGCCCAAAGCGGGCGCGAGATCGGAGCGTGCGGCAAGGACCGCCGCCCATCCAGCGTGATCGCCGGGGCCGGGTGGGTGAAGCCCTGTTCTGCACGGTAGTGCAGGATATCCATCCGGGATTTGCCATCCGCCCGCGTCACACTGGCTTCGCTCGATCCCTTCCAGTTCTGTGCGGCCGGTGTCGGCCATTGCGCCGCCTGCGCTGGCAGGGGTGGCATTCCGCCCGAGCCATAACTCTGCCCCGGCCCGCCCTTCGCGCCATCCGTCGCTTTCGGCGTCGACCAGTTCGTGATGCCCAGCGCCAGCGCTTCCGCCTTCCGCGTGAAGTCGCTGTTCCCGGCTGGGTTGTAGGTTCCCGTTCCAGGATGCAGGCTCATCGGTGTGGGCCAGGATGAAGATGCGGAGCCGCTGGTGCGGCGCGCCAACTTCTGCCGCACTGAGCAGGCCCGCCGCAGGCGTGTAGCCCATGTCCCAAAGCTCTCGCAGCACGGTTTCAAGGCCGAGACTGACGTGGCCCGAGACGTTTTCAAGGAAAACCCACTCGGGCCCACATTCCCGGATGACCCGGGCGACCTCTGGCCAGAGGTGGCGTGGATCGTCGGCGCCGCCGCGTTTGCCTGCGGCGCTGAAGGGCTGACAGGGGTATCCTGCCAGCACAGTGTCGAAGGCCCCGCGGAAGGGGCGTGCGTCAAAGCTGCGCAGGTCATCCCAGATTGGTGCGGGGGCGAAATACCCTGCGCGCTGGGCTGCGATGAGCACCGCCCTTGGCCAGTCTGCCCATTCGACGAAAGTGCGGGTGTGATAGCCGGGTTCGGCGAGCATGAGGCCCAGATCCAAACCTCCGCCGCCTGCGCAGAGGGACAATCCGTGCCGGGGACGTGGCACCAAGCCATTCACCGCACCCCCCGCTCACGCAGCTGTTCCGGGGTCACGAGACCCCGACCCAGCATGGCATCGCGCATGGTGTTGTTGATTGCGCTGACGGGCAGGTAGCGATCAGAATTGATGATCTCGGCATAAAACACCGGCAGATCGACGATGGTCTTCGCCGCTGGCGTCTGATCCGTCTTGCGCTTGCGGCGCTTCCGACCTGCATCATCCGTCTTGCGCTGGGCAGCACGCTGCATGGCGCGGTCCAGCGCCTTTGGCCCATCGGGTGGTTCGGGATGATCGTGGCGTGTGTCCATCGCCGCCGTGATGATCTCTGCCTCGGTCAGCCCCAGCTCGGTGCGCCAACGCTGGATGTGCAGCCGGGGTGGCCAACCTTGCCACCAGCCGGGCAGGGCAACTGGATCCAATCCCAGCGTCGAAATCAGTTCTGCAAAGAAATAATCAAAATCGGAATCTCGCGCTTGCGCATCCTCCTCCTCCTTTACTGGTTTACTTAAGGGTTCTCTTACAAGGTTAGTGTCCCAATTTGAGACACGGGAATCGCTGTTTTTGAGACACGGGATTGCGTCAAAATGAGACACGGGCCCGTGTTCCAGATCGAGACACGGTGTTTGCGATATTTCTTGCGCCAACCCATTGTCAGAACGCATTTTTTCCGCATTTGTGCCGTGTCCCAAATTAGGACACGGGATATCGGGGTCGAATGGTGCGTCGCCGCCTGTTTCTTGCGGGTTCTCGCCGCCCGGTCCTGGTGGTTTAAAACATGGCTCGAAGCTGAGGAGGTACCGTGTCGGTCGATGCTGGCCTGTACGCAGATCGACATTCCGGATCCGCCGGATAAGACCGCGCGCCTCCAGATCATCGAGATGGCGGTTCAGGGTGGCGCGCCCGATTTCGCAATCATGCGCCAACCGCACCTGTGAGGGGAAGCAGCCGTAATCAGGATTGAACCGATCACACAGATGCCAGAGCAATATTTTTGTGGTGGGTTTTAACCCACGCTGCTGGATGGCCCAGTTGGTGGCGGCATGGCTCATGGCTGGGCCCTCCGCGTTGTGCAGGTGGCTTGGCGCTGGCCTGTATCTTGTAGCACCACGCGACTGGTAAGCCCGTGATCGGCCAGCGCGCCCAGCGCCTCGTCGAGGCTGCGCACCAGCGCCCAGCCAAAGCCCTGCGCTTGCACGGTATCGCGAAACGCTTCCTGCGCTGGGCTGAGCCGCCCCTTGAGGGATTTCAGTTCCAGAAACAGCACGCGCCCATTGCTGAGAACCAGCAAATCCGCAAAGCCAGCATGTACGCCCATACCAACCAGGATCGCTTGGCGCTTGGAGCCGCGTGGGCCTGCTTCGGTCACTTCATTGGCGCAGTGATGGATGATGGTGTCTTTGGGCAGTGCAAAGCGGAGCGCTATCACAACAGCGCGCTGCAGATCTGCCTCCGGTGTCCCGCGCCGCTTCATAGGTGATCCTCCCCACCGCGAGACCGGTGATCGTCACGTCTGGGCGATTTGGCATCGAGGATGACCAGCAAGATCCGTGCGTCCTTGCATTCCTCGGGTGTCTGGCCGTGCTGCACCAGCACTTTGCAAGCCATGCGCAGGAGGTGATCTGAATGATGCGCCACGTCGGCCACCACGATGCGCGCCTCGCGCAGCCGCTCTTCAACCCAGTCCAGCCTGGCTTGGTCGTGATTGCGGCGATGACGGAAAGGAAGGGGCGCGCTCATCGGTGGCCTCCCGCGCGCCGGGGGCTGGGTATTTCTTGCTGTGTAAGCCAACCCTGCACCGCGTCACGGCGATAATAGACCTTACGCCCAGCGCGCACGCAGGGTGGGCCAAAGCGGAGCCCCTCCCAGCGCCGCAGGGTCTCGACTGTCACTTCGAGCTCAAGAGCAAGATCGAGACGGCTTATCCAGCCACTCAAGATGCCTACTTTGGTTGATCGCGGGGCTGTTCCTTGTTGTGTCATCGTCTGTCTCCCGTTTATCGCCCGACACGGACGGATTGCAGGTCTCAAGAAACGCAGACACGCAGGGGTGGCGGGAAGGCAGTGACCGGCGGTGATGCGCCAAAAGCTTGCCGGTCATTGATAGTATTGGGTTTTTGAGAAAATTGACGCCTCGAGGCAGAGACCTCGTGGCTGCAAAATAGATGGGCAGACTGGTTGGCGCGTCAGTGCGCACGCTATTTCACGGCTGATTTACAAGATTATGCCGCATTTTATGGGGTTTGGCGGGCATCCACGCGCATTGAGCCAACCGGCAAGGGGTTCAGACCCTTGCCGGTCATTGATTTAAAACGGAATTTACAAAAAATAGGATGAGTTTGGCGCAGCATTTCTCTGTTTCAACATCGCTGGCACTTGTTGCTTGGAGTGTCCTGCATCAGTTTAATGACGAATGCTGTCGTGTAGCCCTCATACTTTTTAATTTTCTCAAATGAATTCAATGACCGGCAAGCTTTTAGCGCATCACCGCCGGTCACCGCCTAGGTGCCGGTCCAGGAAGCGTGTTTCGCTTGAAAGGTCCGCGAATCTACGCCTGTGTCCGTGGCAGGAGGAGAGAAAATATGGTTAAACGTCTGCGATTAAATGACAAAACGGTGAGGGAGCAGATCCCGGAAGAGGATCGGGATTACCAGGTGTTCGACACCGAGATCCGTGGTCTTTCTATCCGCGTCTTGCGATCTGGCTCGCGATCGTTCGTGCTTGATTACCGCTTCGCAGGACGTCAGCGCCGCATGGCGATTGGGCGCTGGCCGGAATGGAGTGTGACGGCTGCACGGGAGCGCGCGCGAGATTTGCGTCGAGAAATCGACGAGGGGCGTGATCCGCTGGGCGAACGGGGGGAACTGCGCGAAGCGCCAAGGTTCAAAGACATGATCGACCGGTATGTGGCCGAGCACGTTCCCCATCTCGCTCCTCTGAATGCTGCGGACCAGCGCGCAATGCTGATCAAGCTTGTCGCTCCCCATTGGGCCAACAAGCTGGTGGCTGATATTTCCCCGCATGACGTCGCCCAATTGCTCAATGTCATTGCGCAGGGCAGGGCGCGCCCGTCGAAGCGAAAGCCCAACAACCGTGCACGCAAACTGCAGGGAGCCAAGCCCACGCCGATCCGCGCCAACCGCGTGGGAGGAGTTCTGCGTAAGATGTTCACCCTTGCGATCAGCTGGGGCTGGCGTGCCGACAATCCGGCAACGGGGTTTAAGAAGCGCGTCGAGAACGCGCGAGAGCGGTTCTTATCGCAAGAAGAAATCGGGAGGCTGGCCGAAGTGCTGGACGCGGCTGAGGATCAGCGCGCGGCGGGCATCATCCGGATCTGTATGCTGACCGGTAGCCGGGTTGGCGAGGTACGTCAGGCGCGGTTTGAACAATTCAGCTTAGAATTGGGAAGCTGGTCAAAACCTGCGGCTACCACCAAGCAGCGTAAAATCCACCGAATTCCAATCTCAGCCGATGTCGCGGCGATCGTGCGCCAGCGTGCACTTGTCGTGCCCAAAGGCAATCCTTGGCTGTTTCCCGGCGATGTTCCCGGTCAACCCGTCAAAGAAACCCGCCGCTTCTGGATCAATGTGCAACGAGACGCAAAACTGCCCGATGTTCGGATTCATGATCTGCGCCACACCTTTGCATCCTTGTTAGTCAGCGGTGGGGCATCATTGGAGATGATCGGAAAGCTGCTGGGCCACAGTCAAGTGCAGACAACCCAGCGTTATGCGCATCTGATGGATTCGCCCCTGCGCGCGGGCGTCGATGCGGTGGCCGGAATGTTCCGGCCACGTCCCAAAATTGTCCATGATGTTGATCTGAAACGCGCGTGACGCAGCCCGCCTGATTAGGCGTCGCCGCGCAGCGCGCGCCAAAATGGACGCAACCTGCGCCGGATGGTGCTTTCGTCCGGCACCTCACCGTTTTCTGCGACCTCGGCAAACCAATCCTGCATTTCCGCAATCAGCTCGGTCTGTGTGGTCGGCAGGCCGCGCTCGTGAATGCGCTGGATCATGGCCACATACATCCCTTCCCAATCATAGGGCGACACAGCACCAGCGCCGCCACCGACGCGGCGCAACAGATCGTGCTCGTCTTCGAACCGAAGCACATCTTGGCCACTGATCAACAAATCTGAAATTGACACTTCGACACCGCCGACCGGCTCTGTAACATAGATCCAGTCCTCAGCATGTTCAGGCTTCACGCGTTGCAGGTTGATAACGGTCGGCCCCGTTCCGTTGCGACGAAAGAGGGGCAGCATATCCATGGGTGATATTGTGATCTTGCCGGACACCTTGTCCGGGCCGCAGATAGCCAAGGGAATGCCGGTGACAATGTCGAGTTTCCCCTCGCTGGCCCAGCCAGAGATATCGGCGATGGTGCAGCCCCAACGTGTGGCGGTTTCGTGCAAGGTGAAGAATGCTCTTTGTGGCAGTGCCATTTTTAGTCCATTTCCTCGTTTAAAGGGGGCCGGCATGCTCTCTGAAGCAGGCAGGATAACGCCCAGGTTAATCTGAGGGCGGGCGTCCAGGCTTTGGATTGTAAAAGGCAATCATTTGCATCGCCGCCTCAAAGCTGACGGCAATATTCCTCAATCAATCTAACACCATAGAGCGAATCGTCCTCTAGAGGGAGCATACGCCCGGTGCTACGGCAGAAGCTGTCGGGGATAAAAGGGGAACGCCATGTCATACTATAAAGCGAAGGAACTATTGAGGTTGGCCAGCATTTCGGCGTCACGCCATCGCGGTGTATGCGTGAAGGATATCGTCGAAGAATTTCGCGTTAACGAGCGCACTGCCCAGCGCATGCTTTTCGCTTTACAGGAAGTGTTCCCGAGCCTTGCTTATAAAGCAGATAGTGACCGGCGCAGGTGGTGGAAGCTTCACGACACCGCAATACTCGGCAAGCAGAGCGTTTACGGCCATGAACTGTTTGCCCTCGAAATGGGCATGCGGCGCGCCCGCCG